CTCATAGGCCAATGAGGGTTTTGGGCGACAAGATGAGCAAGACCTAACTCAGAACAAGCAATCGCCGTACATATTTCTTGGCCGAGTTCTATAGTGTATTTTGTAGGCCGACCCATCTTCTTGGGTTCTTTGATTATCTTCTTGGTCATCCTTAACCACCATGTTTTAACCGTTCAAATAAGCCTCATCAAACATCTGTATCGCTTCTTTGCGTGTGATGTCTGGATTGACAACCATAATATCTTTTATAGCTTTTTGATAAGATTTGCTGTTTCGATTTATCTTGTCAAGTGATGGAGCTTTTATTTCTGGCTCATAATCATCATCGTCGTTACAAAGATTGCAATCGACTCGCATCATACCATTGCCAAGGTATGTACCTTCACCAAGGCATCTAATACACACTCCACTCATTCTACGTTCCTTGTAGTTACTCATAATTCAAATACTAACATACTAATTTAGCTAGATAAAGCCTATTCAATATTATTAATGTTCAAAGTGATTGACAAACTACAACCAAATATACATAATGATTGAGTTAGTTTAGTTTATTACGCATATTTACTAGGAGATTTAGATGATATTTGCAGATTTAACTGATACAGATTTTTCATTCCGTTGCGACTTCGCAGGTGATGCTTGTGAATATTGGGATTACGATTTTTCAATAGAGCGATGTGATGATAGGTACTCAAGGAATCTTAGTCGCATGGAGATTGAGCAGCTAAGAGAGAATTGCAAACGGATATTAGAAGCCACTGAAGGCTGTCAAGGAGGATTTTAAATGAGGTATCGAGGCATGATGGATGGATGGCACGGTGACGAAAACGAGTGCCATGGTCATTGTGGTTTATGTGATGACTGTGACGAACGTTACTACCAGCAATGTGACGAGGCTTATGAATCGTCGCGAGACGCAGAGTTATATGCCTAGGAGGCTATATGAACCGTAATGAAAAAATTCTCCTGTTTCTTGGGAGAATACAAGCGAGGATAGAGGATTTAAGTGCTTTGGCGAGCGATACCAGAAACCCTCTATTCGAATTAATAGCAGATTTAGAACGCTATTTTAATCTGTCTATTCATGAGATATTTTCTCAAGAAGATAATGGATTTTCAACCTGGAGAAAGGGGATAACATGGAAAACGTTGCCAAGATAGTGCCGCTTTTATGGGAAATCGTGGGTCGTAACAAAAAGTGTGCGGTAAATGTTACGAGCAAAGAGAATGAAATCATCGTCAGTATTTGGTCTGGGAGACGATGGAAACGATTTAAGGGAATCGATGCTTTTGATATAGCATCAGACATCCGACAATCGTATTGTTAACTTTTAATCGGCTCATCCCTCTGCGATGGCACATGTACGGATGAGTTTTCTTCTTTCATGGGTATATCCTTGCCATGCGCATAGTCAGGTAGTCCTGCTTTAATCCAAACCTCAATATGAAGCTTCAATGCGTTGAGTGGCAAATCGCCATTACGCATGTCATTTTTGTCATCTTCGCTCAATAATCGAGTAACAATAAGCTTTGGGTCGATATTTAATCGCCTCCCCAAATCTCGAATGATATTCTTACAGGTGTTATCGTCTAATTTCTTTCCACACATGAAAACTCCAAGTAAGGCTTGGGTTTCCTGCTTGAGCTTTCAAGATACTGCAAAGATGCTTTATCAAACCAAAATGCGAGCTTCCCTTCCCAGTCTCCGTTTCGCTGTTTATCGCAGCGCCATATACAATCCGGCGCGTCAAGCAAGTCCATTTCCTTGTCTGTTAACATCTGATTGCGTAATTGTTTGTCTTTTGCGTCTTCCTTGGCTTTATTACGCCATACGCTAAAGCAGCTATCAGCTAAATCGGTCACAGCAGCCGTGCCTCGTATATCATATTTGCCGACAAGTTGTGTTTCATCAGCGCCCTTTCTTGGATGTGCCACCATATGAATCTGGCAGTTGTGCTGATTTTTGAAATCACGAAGCTTCTCAGTAAATGCCTTTTGTCCATTGTAATCGTCTTCTCTAAAATCCAAGGTGGTAAATGAATCGATTAAGAACACATCAACGCCGTACCGCTTTCTAGCATAGGTAAATACTTCAAGCAGCCTATTCGCAAGCGCTGTCCCTTGTAGGTCGAATATCCACACTTTCTTGTGAAGCCATTCAAACATCGCATCATGATATTTTTCAGACCATTCGTTCCTAGCCGACATCTGTCTTAACATCTTGTGTAAGAGAACCTTAGGTTTAAACTCCATACTGGCGATACAGATGCGAGCACCTTGTTTCATAAGGTGAATCATGATTTGGCCTAAGAATTGTGTCTTTCCATGGCCATTCATTCCAGTCCACATACAAAGCTCATTCTGTCTGAAGGCTATTTTATCCTGTGCTTTTTCCCATAAAGGCAAATAGCCAACATATTCTCCAGGCCTTGGGTGTGCGTAATCCCATGTTTCTTGCTTGAAATCCAAGACATCGACTAACTCATTTGGGTCAAAGTGTTTTGCGTCATCAAAGTAGAATTTAAAGTCAGTGCCATCAAATCCGCCTTTTAAGCAATCATTGGCATCTTTCATCGGTAATGTCACAGCACGGCATCTATGAGCCCCTAAACGCTCAGCAACCTCCTTTAAAGCCACGATACCAGCATCATCATTATCAAAGCATAGGAAAATCTCTTCGAAGGCTTCTAGGCGCTTAAATTCGTTTTCAATCCATTCATGCTTTCTTCCTGAGCCACCACCAAATGGAACTGACAATGCCGCTATGCCCACCTGATGTAAGCTCATGGCATCAATCTCGCCTTCACATAACGTGATTCTTGTTAAGCCTTGTGCTAGAGCTTGCCACCCAAATAGAACCGGTTCGCACTTTTTCTCTGTCCACATTGTTTTCTTACCGTCTTCACGAGCAAGCTTTAGATACTTTAGGAAAGTAACCTCATTCTCGATGTAGTATGGGAAAACAATAGAGTCATCGGTTTGCTGAACTTTAAACGCCTCGATGGTATCTTTTGAAAGCTTTCTCTCATCCTGAAGATAGTTAAATTGTTTTGTGCCTGGATTAATCGTTGAGTAATTTGTCTTAGGCTTTTGGTATTGGGATTTTTGAGAAGGTGGTGTGTACATCTTAGGCTTGTCAGCCAAACCTAAATAAACCTTACACTCGCGTAAAGCGTCTGATAATAATATCCGCTTTGTAGCTGCCCAAAGGTCTATGAGGTCTCCGCCTTCACCTGATTGAAAATCGCACCAGACTCCAGCTTTATCTCCATTCACATGAACCTTCAAAGACTTTCCGGTCTCGCCCTCTGTTGAGCCGACACACCATTCGTTATTTTTCAGCTTCCCATTAGGCAACAAGTACATTGCCACTTCTTGAGCTCGACGCGCGAGCATTTCAGAAACATCTTGAGCCTTCATATCACCTACCAGTAGCTAGTCGTATCAGAAGCGCCATTTGCTTGACCGTTGGGCTTCACCTCTTTCACATCCGGTGTGTTGATTTCTCCTTGCCATTCCGCATCATTGAGATACTTCTGTGGGAACGGATATTTATTCTTAGGCCTTCCAGCCCAATTGTTCTTTAGTCTTACCAGAACATCCTCTTTAACCATCTGACTAAAGGCCGGCACTTCCATTTTCGCCTTTCTAGCTGCTTTGTGGAACGCATCATGTGCCACTTTAGGTTTTTGTTTATTCGGGTAGACGCTGTAAAAGTTCATGAAGTGTTCGTCTTCAGAATAATCTTTTGGCGCGTCAGTCGATTTCGGAGAATCGACATAGGTTTTAATACTTAAATTTTCCTCTTTACTATTCAGTGTCCCAATTTCGGTACTGGTAGCCGTCCCAATTTCGGTACTGGTAAACTTTTCACCAGTGCCAGTTTCGGTACTGGTCGACTGAGAATCTGTGGTCGATTTATGACGGCTATTTATTGTCACTTCCTCGTCATGGACATAGGTTAATCGCATGACCGGAATCTGTTCTGAGCGCCCTTTCATTTCTCCGGTATAACGTAATAAATTCTTCTCAATGAGTCTTTGTCGTACAGACATGAGAGTTTTTCGGTCAAATCCTGTATCTTCTGTCATTCTTTTAATCGATGGCCAGCACTCATGGTCTTCATTCGCTCGACGAGCGCAAGACAATAAAAATAATTTTTCGCTGGCTGTTATAACTCCCTTAGCTATCTTCCACGTAGCAAGTGTTGCTTCTAAACTCATGATTCGCTCCTTTTAATCATGCCCAAAAACATAAGTCGATGAAGGTAATCGACTGCCTCATGTTCGGGAATATTGAAGTGCTCTGCGACATCCTTTGCAGTAATATTTTGGTCGATGGCGATAAATCTGACGTAAACTAATATGCCAAGAAGTGCTGGATCTGTTATTGAATCTATGATGCTATTTGGTATTGCGATTGCTGGATAAGTTTCTTTAGAAAAGCTTGAAACTTGATTGTTGTCATTTGTGGCTGGCATGTTATAATCATTCCTGTGTCATCCGTTCGTCTTGTACGGGCGCAAAAAAGCCCAACGAAGGAATCGTTGTATTTTAAGGTCTGAATTTCTACTGCCAAGTTTCCGTTCAAACCGCCGATTAAGAGAGTAAGGCAGGACGCCTTAAACCCTCCAAACATCCTACTCCAAAAACATAAAACTTTAAAATAAATCTTATCGACCACCGTCTTTTTGGTTGATAAAATAATCAATTGATTCAATTATTTGTATTATGAGCTCATTTAATAAATCCTGAGTGATACTTTTTCCCATAAAACAGGACAGATTCGACCGCAACAAAGTCGTCAAGGAATCATTATCCAGCTTAATTCTGATTTCCTCAGTCATTTCATTCTCCTAGTTAACCTTTTCCTCATCTGCGCTGAAGTGTGTTTCAAGAGTCATGAATAACTTCTTGTTAAGCTCAGAAAGGTCATCATTCATGCGGTTGAACACGTTGAGTTTGGTGCCGGTATCGATGGGGTTCATTATGGCGTGCGCAAGATTTGCAAAGATGTTAGCCGCCACCATAACCAGCATTTCTGGCGGCTTAATGTCGTAATTTCCTGACTCAGGCGTCAAATAGAATTGAATAATGCGCCGGTTGACAGTGTTTATGATGTCAAGCAGTACATTTTGCATGGGGCTTTTATCGTCGAACTCGCTGGTATCTGAGAAGACAACACTATTCTCGAAGTATTTTATCATTACTCACCTTTGCTCTAACCATTGTTTAAGATGGGCTAGATTGCAAAAGTTCATGAATCTTTCAAGCTCGCGAGAAGAAGAAAAGGCATCTTCTCTTAATCGGTCTTCTTCTATTAGCCTTATACGATACTCGCCTTCTTGATTGGTATGACTAATATCACAACCGCAAAAATCGCAGTGTACCGAGTATTTCTCACTCATGGGTTTAGCTCCTTCTAAGAACAAAATCGTCTCACATAATTTTTCTACTTCCCGTGTAGAACGCCACAAATCAGAGTTGCGGTTTAATCTGTATTGTTGTAACACATAAATGTTGAGTGCGCTACCGGACTCAAGTTGCCGGCGCCACTCGTTACGCTCATCGGTTAGAATAGTAAGCTTCATTATTCAATAGCCAAACCTAATCCTATACCCATAAAAGTCGCCTCCCATAAATTAAAAGTAATCCAAAAATGATGGACTAAGACGAAATAAATCATTAACACGCCAATTAATTTAAAAATCTTCATTACTGGCCAACGGAGCAGCCAATCGACCAATCTACCCCTCCAATGCCTTTTCATGATTTTATGAGGCCATAGACTACTATCATTCGCTTCTATGTAGCTTTTTTCATGAACATCAGCTATTTTTTTCTTAGAAAAACCAATACCGCACGTACACAAATACTTATCCATTACTTGTTCTCACTCATCGCTAGTTTCCTTTTCTGATTTTAGCTTTCCATTACTCACCACTTCAAGAACACATTGCATTTTGAAGGGGATTTTGTCTTTCTCCTTCCAAGAAAGCACAGTTCCCCTTGCGATATGGAGTGCCTTGCAGATGTTAATCATCTTATAATCGTAGTACGCCATCACCTCACTAAATTTCATAATTCACCATATTTTTGTACAATTTTATTGACAAACTATATCGGATTGGGCATTATGTGTCAATGCCTTTGTGGCCAAGGATGAATTATGAAAGAGGAACTTTCACCATTACTCAAAGATAAGAGGATTTTGAAATGATTACAGAACAACAACGTCAAGAACGTATGCTCGGTATTGGTGGCTCTGATATGCCAATCATTATGGGTTTATCATCGTATAAAACACCTTACCAGTTGTATTTAGAAAAGACCGGACAAGTAGAATCGACCGATGAAATGACGCCTTTTCAATACTGGGGTCATCAATTGGAGGGAATAGTACGAGATGAATTTGCAAAAAGAAATAATGTGGTGGTCGAGACACCTGATACGCTTATTCATCCTTTCTACAGCTTTTTACGTGGTAACGTTGACGGGTTTATACCTTCTCTCAATGCTATTCTTGAGGTTAAATGCTCCTCTGGGTTCATGGCTCATGAATGGGGTGAGGATGGTTCTGACACCATGCCCTTACCATATCTGGTGCAAGTTGCTCATTATTGTGCCGTTGTCAATGCTGATTGCGCATATATTGCGGTCTTAATCGGTGGCAATGATTATCGTGAGTTCAAATACACGCGCGATGCCGAGATTGAAGAGCGCGTCATCAATGAAGCTAAAAAGTTCTGGGAATGCGTTCAAACAAGAACTCCACCAGAGCCAATTAATCAGGTCGATTTGCGCTTAATGTACCCAAAAAATGACCCTGAAAAAACCAAAACAATTGCGCCGGACATTGCCGAACAATTAACAACTTTAGTCGATACACGCTTTAAGATTAAGGCTTTGAGTGAGGTTGAGGAAAAGTACAAATTTAACATTATGCAATTTATGCAAGATGCAGAATGCCTCACCGATGAAACCGGCAAGCCCATCATTTCATGGAAAGCCAACAAGCGCGGAAGTCGCACCTTTTTGATTAAAGGAGTAAGCCAATAATGGTTAATTTTAGAGTCGAAGTATTTCAGGACATCAAAGGGTTCTGGGCTGTTGAGATTTACGCAAATAGCGATACACTGTGCTGCTACGGCGGCATTGATTCAGAAGACGACGCCTATTTAGTTGGCGAAGCATTTATTGATGGCATTAAACACGTACAAGGTGAATAACATGAACGCAGAGATAACCGCATTACAAAACGAATTGGTCATTGCCAAACAAAACAATCAAATATTAGAGCTGCGCCATGAGCTGCAAGTCACACAAGCTCAAAAGGCCAGCAAGCTTGAAGACAGTTTATTTTCACCTCAGCTGTACGAACATTATCAGAAAGTTGCCATGATGATGTCTAAGTCTGAAATCGTGCCTACATCCTACCGTGGTAAACCTGCTGACATCTTCATTGCGATGGAGATGGGCTATCAATTAGGATTCCCAATCGCCCAGTCATTGCAAGACATCGCCGTCATCAAT